CATTCAAAGCCACAGGCCAAACGGGTATCACACTTCAGCCCGGACAAACTGCGGTTGTTGCATTTAACGGGACGGACTATGTGATTGTTGGCATGGCTGGGGCCGGTACGGTTACCGACAACGCAGTCGTACGATTTGACGGTACTACGGGTAAGTTAGTTCAGAACTCCGTTGTCACGATTGCTGACTCGACGGGTGATGTAACGGGTGTTGGTGCATTGACTGCATCCACAAAAGTAGTCAGCCCGCTTTTTGATGCAGCGAGCAGTGCGGGTGGTCAGTTAAGAAACTCCGGTGGGACAAGCCAATTGGCGTGGGGCGCGGGTGGTGGGAATAATCTGTCTCTTGAAGTTGCCACCAACATAAATCCCGCAAATGCGAATGTGTCAATTGCGCCAACGGGAACGGGAACAGTAACCATCAACCCTGCGACCGCAGGAACGCTAAATAATATTGCAATCGGCGGCACTACAGCTTCTACGGGTGCGTTTACGACGCTGAGTGCGTCTTCGACTGCGACTTTTTCAGGGCTTACTGCTTCTCAAGCCGTATTCACGACTGCGGGTAAAACACTAACGAGTAATGCGATCACGGGTACGGGCGATGTGGTGATGTCTACATCTCCTACCTTAGTAACCCCTGTTCTTGGCACTCCGACCTCGGGGACTTTGACGAACTGTACGGGACTTCCCATCTCTACGGGTGTGTCTGGTTTAGGAACGGGCGTAGCGACTGCGCTTGGTAACACTGCTAACGCTGCAAGTGGTGTAGCTGCATTGAATGCAAGCGGTTTGTTGGCAATTGCTCAGGGCGGGACAAATTCTTCTGCTACACCCACCGCAGGTGGTATTGGATACGGAACCGGCACCGCTCATGCTTATACGGCAGCAGGAACGGCAGGGTACCTTCTACAGTCAAATGGTTCGTCGGCCCCCACCTGGGTTCCCGCCCCAGCAGGTGGCGTAACGACCATTTCGTTTGGGTCTACCGGCCTTACACCGTCAACTGCAACCGGTGGTGCTGTGTCGGTAGCAGGTACGCTTGCTGTCGCTAATGGAGGCACAGGTGCAACCACACTCACTGCAAACAACGTCATTTTAGGTAATGGTACTTCAGCCGTTAATTTTGTAGCACCGGGATCTAATGGGAATGTACTTACTTCAAACGGCACGACTTGGACTTCTGCGCCAGGTTCTAGCGGCACAGTTACATCTGTGGCGCTGTCTGGCGGTACTACTGGCCTGACAGTATCCGGAAGCCCGATTACCACATCGGGAACTATCACTCTGGCTGGGACATTAGCTGTTGCTAATGGAGGTACAGGAATTACTTCTTTAGGTTCTGGTGTAGCCACATGGCTGGGCACGCCTTCTTCAGCCAATCTTGCCGCCGCAGTAACGGATGAGACAGGCAGCGGAGCGTTAGTTTTTGCTACATCTCCTTCGTTGACTACTCCCGTTCTTGGAACGCCAACATCTGGGAATCTTTCAAACTGTACGGCTGACGGAACGAGTTCAGTAGGATTCAGAAATATTCCGCAAAATTCTCAATCTGCTGCATATACGCTTGTCCTTGCGGATTCTGGTAAACACATTCTTCACCCATCAGCAGATACCACTGCTCGGACATTTACGATTCCTGCAAATAGTTCCGTTGCTTTTCCGATTGGAACTGCGATTACGTTTGTAAATCAAAACGGCGCTGGTGTGGTGACCATTGACATTACCACAGATACGATGCGGCTGAGTCCAGCAGGAACTACGGGGTCACGAACACTTGCGGCAAACGGCGTGGCAACTTGCATCAAGCTCACTTCAACGGAGTGGATTATTTCTGGGACGGGGTTAACATGACTGGAATTATGCAGGCAGTTATTACATCTTTCATTAGCACCGGACCGACAACAATAGGTCAAGCTTTTGGCGGTGGATTTTGGGCCGGTCAAATCTCCACTGCTGGCAATGGAATAGCAGACTACAACTTAGTAATAGCTCCGGTTGCTTCTGGTCAAAACTATAACCTGCAGTGGAAGACCTCAAACACATCAACTCCTGGAACGTCTTCTGTAATTGATGGACCTACAAACAGCGCCAACATGAACAATGCCACACACCCAGCGGCTCAATTCTGTGAAGGGCTAACAATTGGTGGGTTTTCAGATTGGTATATGCCTGCTAAAAATGAGTTGGAAGTATGTTATTACAACCTTAAACCTGCATCGACAACAAACAATACATCTTCAGGCACAAATACTAATGCAGTTCCTAGCCGTGGCTCTAACTACACCTCTGGCACACCAGCGCAAACGTCTGCTACGGATTTTAAGTATCCGGGTGGCACCGAAAGGTTTATAACGTACTGGCACTGGTCTAGTACTGAGGCCTCTGCTACCTACGCTTGGAATCAGTACTTCCTGAGCGGAAACCAGGTCTACGACCCTAAGACGAGCTACGGCCTCTGGGTCAGAGCCGTTAGGAGAGTCGCTGTTTAATTTTTTAAACAGTAGGATAAATTATGTACATCTGCGTAACTGAAGTTGATGTCATCACAAAAATTCCTTGCACTCAAGAGCCGCAACGCACCGGCCCGTCAATGCCCGTAGTCAAAGGTTTAAAACTTGATTGGACTAATAAATCTACATGGCCTGTGGAGCTTGCGTCAGATGGCACTTATCTTCAAGCGCCTTTGTACTATGGTACTTGTGATGACGATGCTGATACGTTTATTGCTGGCGTTCTGGAGGTGCTAACGGAAGAAGATTATTACTCCCGCAAGCAAGCCGAGTATGAGGCTCGTCGCCCATATCCATCATGGTTGTGGGATGAAGACAGTGGAGAGTGGGTTCCTCCAATTCCCCGCCCGGAGGATGCAGTCATGAACGGTGGCAACGTGCGCTACAAGTGGGATGAGCAAACTGTTTCTTGGGTTCCGATGTGAAAGAGTTTTTCTTTATCTCTGGCCTACCGCGCTCTGGCTCAACGCTGCTTTCAGGCATTTTGCGTCAAAACCCAAAGTTTTATGCAGACATCTCTTCCCCCATGCAAGGTTTAGTAACCTCAACAATTAACGTCATAACGGGCAGTGAGAACAATCATCTCATTGATGAAGCTCGTCGCAAACAGATTTTGCGCGATACGTTTGAGGCGTATTACAAGGCTGTCAACAATTCGGTTGTATTTGATACGAGTCGCGGCTGGACCGCTAAAACAGCCCTGCTCAAAGATCTTTATCCTCAAACAAAAATTATTTGTTGCGTTAGAGATTTGCCGTGGATTTTGGATTCTTTTGAGCGGATTACCGTAAAAAACAGTCTGTACGGCGCAACGCTTACTGATGATGAAGCGCGGCAGACTGTAACTACGAGATGCGATGCTTTGATGGATGTTAAAAAAGAAGGTCAAGTTGTTAAGCCTTACTACTTCTTAGAGGAGGGTCTGTTGCTCAATCCAGACATGATTTTCTTGATGGAGTATGAGGGACTCTGCCAAGATCCTGAAGACACCATGCGTAAGATTTATGGGTTTATTAACAAACCTTACTTTAACCATGACTTTGACAACGTAGAGTACGAGAATGAAGTGTTTGATCGTGCGTTAAACATGAAAAGTCTGCACACAGTACGGCGTAAAGTAACTTGGGAAGAACGTCGTTCAATTTTGCCTAAATCGGTTTGGGATAAATACGCTGGCAAAGAATTTTGGCGTCCGGCAAAACCAAAGTTTACGGAGCAATACAGAATGAAAGTGGTTGTATGAAGAAAATCCTTATTATGGGCCTGCCCGGAGCAGGCAAAACCTTTATGGCCGAAGCTCTTAAAAAGCGCTTGGAGGCCAGCACAGACATCCTATTAGAAAAGCTTGCACAGTGCGAAGTGGTGCCAACTTATTGGCATCCAACCGTCAAGTGGTTCAATGCCGATGAAGTCCGCAAGAGATACAACGACTGGGATTTCAGTCGTGAGGGTCGTATTCGACAGTCGTTAAGAATGGCTGAGTTTGCACTCTCATCGAATGCTGACTATGTCATTTGCGACTTTGTGGCACCGCTTCCTGAGATGCGAAACAACTTCAAAGCCGACTGGGTTATCTGGATGGATACCATTGATGCAGGGCGGTATGAAGATACCAACAAAGCTTTTGTGCCGCCTGATGTTTACGACTTTCGTATTACCGAGAAAGACGCTGATAAATGGTCTGACTTTATAGCCGACCACATCTTGCAAGACCGCCGTCGGCCACGGTTTGATTGGAAAAAAGAAACAGTGCAGATGCTTGGTCGCTGGCAACCTTGGCATCCGGGGCATAGAAAATTGTTTGAGCGTGCGATTGCCAAGACAGGTCAGGTAGTGATTCAGATCCGTGACTGTCAAGGCTGGAATGGCTCCAATCCCTTTGCTGCCGAGCAGGTCAAGGAGTTTATTAGACGAGACCTTGATCCGATCTTTCAGGGGCAATATGAGATACAGTTAGTACCCAACATCGTAAACATCACTTATGGCCGTGATGTGGGCTACAAAATTGAGCAAGAAACTTTTGATGATGCTACTCATTCAATCTCGGCTACTAAGATTCGGCAAGCGATGGGGTTGTAACAAAAATTACTTTTATGCGTAAGCGTAACGGAGGTTGGTATGGCAGAGAAATGGATTCAGAAGGCAGTCAAAAAACCTGGTGCATTACACAAACAATTAGGCGTTCCCGCGGATAAAAAGATTCCCGCAAAGATGCTCAACAAAGCAGCAAAGGCACCAGGAAAGCTTGGCCAACGCGCTAGATTAGCAAAGACGCTCCGTGGATTTTAGTCATGAGCGAGTTGAAACAAATCCCAGAAGTTGAGGCTAGACTGGATACGCACGAGCAGATTTGTGCGGAACGGTACAAAGGCATCCAAGAGTCATTTCAACGTGTGGACGAGCGCTTCCAAGACGGTTCACAAAAGTTTAAACGTCTTGAGTACATACTCTATGCAGTCATGGCAGCGGTGCTTCTAGGTCCAGGAGCGGCGGCTGCATTCTTCAAGAAGCTCATAGGCCTGTAAT